GGGCGCGGCGTGGCTCGAGGTGGCCGATGGCACGGGCATCGACAGGTATACCATTTTCGACAATTGCCTGTTTACCAATTCCAACAAGGAGAATTTCGAGATGGCGAGCGGTTTTGTCATCCCGGCTGTGGCGGCGAACCGACCGGCGCGGATTTTCCTCAAGGACTGCATCGGGTATGGCGCGGCCAAGTGGGACGCGAATGACCGCGGGGTGCTGATGGGCAATATGAACGCAGTGACGGGCGCGGATCTTTCAGGCGTGGCCGTCGAGATGATCACCTAGGAGCGTATTTGTTCCCAGGGCGATGAACACACGTTAGGAGGAAAGTGCAATGGCACAAGGCAAGGGATGCTTGTACGGCAGTCTGACGGCTGCAACGACCACGACCGGAGGCGACGCGCTGAATCTGGCCAACCCGGAAGGGGCGGACCTGATCATCACGCGCTTTATCATCAACATCACGACCCCGGCGACCGGTGCCGCGAACGTGGACGCGGGCGTGGCTGCTACCGGGACAAGTAACGATGAGTTGCTCGATGGCGTGGATGTGGGCAGTGCGGCCATTCTCAAGGATAACATCGAAGAGTGCGTCGATGGGACCGTGGCGGCTGCCGTGGTAGAGTGGGGCTCGGCCGAGTATCTGACAGTTACCCCCAGCGCGACGCTGGCGGGCCTGGTCGGGACATACTATGTCGAGTATATCCATCAATAAGAGGGTAGGGATTTAGACCCCTCCCCTGTCCCCTCCTCCGCTGCGGCGGGGGAGGGGGAGCATAGGAGGAGAGTATGGCTACAGAGGCATTGACGGCGCAGAGCGCGGGACGAGCCGGGGCGGAGGTGAATCTGCAGAGTGTGACGAGTGCGGACGGGTTTACCTTTCCGAACGACGGGCACACAGTGCTGTATGTGGAGAACGACGCGGGGGCGCTGGCGCTGGTCTTCACGATCCAGAAGACGCTCGACGGGCAGAGCGCAACACGGACGGTGACGGTGACGGCAAGCGAGAACTGGGTGATCGGCCCGTTCCCGGTAGAGCTGTACAACGACGCGGACGACCTGGTGACGTGCACGCCAGACGCGGACCAGGCGAGCAGCGTGGCGGTGATCAGCGTCTAGGAGAGCACTATGGCAGCGACGGTAGCGCAGGTGGCAGAGTTGCGGCGGATGGTGGACGAGCCGACAACGGACACGTATGCGGATAGCGATCTCGAGGACTATATCGAGCGCTATCCAGTGATCGACGAGCGCGGCGAGGTGCCGTATACCTGGGATACGTCCACGGAGCCACCGACCGAGGAAGAGAACGACGACTGGATCGATACGTACGACCTGCACCGGGCGGCAGCGGATATCTGGCAGGAAAAGGCGGCCACCGTCGCCGAGGATTTTGATTTCAAGGCGGATGGGGGCCAGTACAGCCGGAGCCAGGTGTTCCAGCAGAATATGCAGATGGCCCGGTATCACAGAGCACGACGTCGGCCACAGACGCACACGCTGCACAAGTGGCCCAAGCCGTCGACGGTGGAGACGGTGGTCAACGAGCTGGTGGACCTGGGGTGATGCGAGATCCCTCCAGAGACCACGTCGGGATGACGGGAGCCTGTAGGTGAGAGCATTCACGAGCACGGAGCTGGACCGGATGCAGAGCACGCAGGACGGCGCTATGCAGGACGTGTGCCGGATTGGAGCGTACCAGGAGAGCACGGACGGGTACGGCAATCCGGACACGAGCAGCCCGGAGGACCTGTGGACGTACGGTGAAGAGCAGATCTGCGGGCTGGAGCACGTCCGGCCTCGGGAGACGCAGGGCAGCGGGGATGTGCCGGTGATCGATGCCCGGCTCCGCCTGCCGGTGGACACGTCGATCGACGAACGGGACCGGATCCGAATCGAGCAGCGGTACGGCGAGGCGCGGGACACGGCGCAGGTGTTCGAGATCGAGGGACCGGTGCGACGCGGCCCGAGCGGTCTCGTGCTGGGGCTGCGCCTGGTGGACGATGGGACAGAGAGGCCGTATGAGTGAGCGCGATGATGGCGCGATAGGCGCGGTGGACCTGCTGGAGATGCTGTGCAATATCGTGGAGCGCGAGGGCGATCTGCCGGTGTATGTCTGGCGTTACGATACGCTGGTGCCCCTGAGTATCTGCGTGGTGCGCGGTGAGGACCCCCAAGGGTGCCCACGGCGCGTGGAGCTGACCTGTGACTGAGACAGTGAACTGGTTCGAGAACGACGTGCTGCTGGCGGTGGAGCGGGCGACCGACAGGCTGCTTACAGCGTTGGCGTTCCAGGGTGAGGCGCTGGCTGCGACGAACGCACCGAGCGCAAAGCCAGGGTTTGACACGGGCTTTATGCGCGCCGCGATCTATGGCGTGGGGCCGACAGGCAGCCACCGGGACGAGGCCCGCGGGAAGGCGCAGGCGTTGGCGGACCGGGAGCTTGCCCCGGCAATAGACCTGGAGGAGCACACGGCGGGGATCCACGCGGCGGCCGAGTATACGGTCTATTGGGAGACCCGGTTTGGGTTTCTCTATCGAGCGATCGAGGAGCTGCAGGGGATGACCGACGGGGTGATCCGCGAGGTGGCGCGGGGAGGGCTGCGGTGAGGGACGTACATAGCGCGATCCGGACGTTGTTGGTGGCGGATAGCGGGCTGACGGCGCTGGTGAATACGCGCGTGTTCGCCGGGCGGGATGTGCCCCCACCGGGGACGGCACCGGGCGATGGGGCGTGCTTGACGTTCCGGGTGCGGGGCGGCGCGGGGGGATACCGCGGGCGGGATTACGAGGACGCGTTGATCGTGCCGAGCGTGCAGTTCAAGTGCTACGCCGCGAGCGAGATCAAGGCGTTCGAGGTGTACCGGGCGCTGGTGGATGCGCTGCACAACGGACACGACGGGACGGTGCTGCACGCAGAGGAGGCGGGCGTGGGGCAGCCGGTGGAGGAGCCGGGGACAGAGTGGCGGTTTGTGTTGTCGTTTTTTGAGGTGATGGTGCGGGCAAGCTAGTGGATTCCCGATAGAAGGCCTCGGGAATGACTATGTGATGAGGAGGCAGCTATGAGCAACCCAGTGGTTGCAAATGTGATCAAGAGTGGAGCAAAGTTGTACGAGGCCCCGGTCGGGGAGGCGATCCCGGACGAGACGAGCGTGGTGTATGACGCGGCGTGGGGCGGGAACTGGGACCGGGTGGGGTACACTGCGGCTCCGCTGACGATGGCGTACGAGTCGGAGGAGGCGGATATCACGGTGGAGGAGGTCCTGGCCCCGATCAAGCGGCGGCGCGTGGGGGAAAAGCTGACGATGGAGACGGTGCTGGCCGAGCTGACGGCGACGTATGTGCAGTTGGCGGCGAGCGACCAGGACACGGTGACGACGACGGCGGCGGGCGCGAGCCAGCGCGGGTACGAGGAGACGGGCCTGGGCGGCGAGGCGGTGCTGACGGAAAAGCAGTGGGGATTCGAGGGGCTGTACATTGACAGCAGCGGAAACGAGTTTCCGATCCGGCTGTTTGTGCACAAGGGGACGGCCAAGTTGAACGGGAATCTCGAGTTCTCGCAAAAGAGCACGGACGCGGTGGGGATCCCGATCCAGATCCAGGCGCTGGCGGATACGACCCAGAGCGCAGGGCAGGAGCTGTGCTTGTTCCAGCGGGTAACGGCTGAGGCGACGAGCTAGAGCGAGATTCCTCGAAAGAGCGCCTCGGAATGACGGGGCGGAGGGATGGCAAGCGATAGGAGGGGCGTGTGGGCGCACGGGAAAAGGCGGAGCACAAGATCCAGGTCGTGCTCAAAAAGTTGACGGCGGATCAAGTGGACGAGCTGGCCCCGGACAAGGGCGAGTTCAAGCAGCTCGCCGAAGCGGTGATGGCGTGGTACCAGTTGCTGCTGGCGAGCGGGATCGTGAACCGGAAGGACCCAAAGGCGGTCGACGCCCTGGCCAGCTCGCTGCTGGTGCTGGGGACGCTGGTCAAGTATGCGTACGCGCTGGGTGTAAGGAGAGGGGGGCGACAGGCCCAGCGCGTACGATAGACTACGAGGGGCCGCGATGCGAGACAAGGAAC